ATATAAAAAACGCTAACTTCCCTAACCTACAACGAACCAAAAACGAGCGCTAAATATTCTTTAAATAAAAAAATTTTTGCCAGTAAAAAATCATGAATAACCTTGGACTAGAGATTGTGTTCTGGACTGTACTGACGTTGTATATTCTAACAAAATTAAAGGTATTTAAAAAATGATTGAAGGAGTTATTTTAACATTAGTGATTCTGTCGTTTTCAATTGGATCAGCGATTGGAATTGTAAATTATGGAACGAAAGGAAAGTTCTTTTAGGACAGTTAAATAAGTGTCACATACCCTGCCTTTTGGTGGGGTTTTTTGTTATAATAATACTAGAGAGAAAAAAAATTTTCGCCCATGAAAAATCGTTATAAAGTCGCACTTGGATTACTTGGTGGCGTAGTGATGATGAATCTATTATCAACAGAGAGAAATCCGAGAGAACGTTGTGGCCGTGTTCGTAATATGGAATATCCAAAGATACCGAATAATGGAGGTCTATAGACAACGAATAAATAATATGGTATAATATGAATGTGAAAACACTTACACTTTATGGCTAAAGGATTTAAAGTAATACCAAAAGAAACTCCAAAGACAGAGGAGTGGGATTACGCAAAGATTAAGGAGAGAGTGAAAGGCAAACAGATTGTCTTCTGTCTTCCAGGCAGAGGTTGTTCTTATATCTTTCTCAAGAATTTTGTACAGTTATGTTTTGATCTTGTACAGAATGGAAATGGAATACAGATATCACAAGATTATTCCTCAATGGTAAATTTTGCACGTTGCAAGGTTTTAGGTGCGAATGTATTGAGAGGCCCCAATCAGATACCTTGGGATGGTAAGTTGAAGTATGACTATCAGTTATGGATTGACTCTGATATTGTTTTCGACACTCAAAAGTTCTGGCAGTTAATTGATCTTGCAATACCCGAAGAAGGTGAAGAGAAAGAGATCACCGCTGGTTGGTATGCCACAGAGGATGGACATACAACATCGGTTGCACACTGGTTAAGCGAAGAAGACTTTGCAAAGAATGGTGGAGTGATGAATCACGAAACTGTTGAGTCAATCACCAAGAAGAGAAAACCTTTCACTGTCGATTATACAGGTTTTGGTTGGGTTTTAATTAAACATGGTGTCTTTGAAAGACTTGAGTATCCTTGGTTTGCTCCGAAGATGCAAGTGTTTGATAGTGGTAAGGTACAGGATATGTGTGGTGAGGATGTCTCATTCTGTTTAGATGCAAAGAAAAAAGGCATCGTGACTTGGTGCGATCCTCGAATTCGTGTTGGTCATGAGAAGACGAGGGTAATATGATCGGTTTGACACTCATTGTGATTGTTTTAATACTGATCACAATGTTATATTATTACAATCCACATCACTAAGGAGAATTATGGTAAAAGGAAAATTAGAGAGAAGGTACAGATTGGTTCATAACGGCCGCGAACTCTCCCAAGGTTTGTTGAGTGAAGCAGGCAAGTATGATGCATTTCAGATATTAGTTCAACGATTTGATGAAGGTGTGCCTGGCGCAATTGATCCAGATGAAGTTGAAGTGATTGATATGAAGGAGGAGAAGGAATGATTGAAATACTCATCGGTGCAGCGTGTTTCTCCGCTCTTGGTTATTATGGATATCTGATGATGAAGTTGGTGAATTTACGTCAGGAAGAAAAAGAAAACAAAAGGAGATTTGATTAATGGCAGTTCGTTTTAATACAGGTAATAGTATTGAGGGTCGTCCAAAGAAAACAAGACAGGGACGTTCTGAACGTACAAAACTTGCAGCAACCAGTCGAAATGGTCGTAAAAAGAAATATCGCGGTCAAGGTCGATAATGTTGAATGAAATGGAACATGATTGTCGGATTCGATTAAAAGATACTCATTATAAGGAATATTCAAATTATTCCTTACTTGGTTCTGAATCTTATGAAGCATGTGCTAAAATTTACATTCAATACTGTGAGCATAAACAATTCGGTGATATGATACCACTCTTTAAGGAAGAGTTCTGTACTGATATCGCTGAAAGAATTGGATACTATGATAAGAGCAATCAACTTTGTGCTTTTACGGTATCCTTTTTATTTCCGAGTGCAAATTGTGCATATGCGACATATTTTGCATGGGATTATCAGAATCCGAAACTTGGAATGGGTAATATTGCAAATAAAAATGAAATTGCCAGATATAAAAGATTAGGTTATGATTACTATTATCTTGGCCCTGCAATGTCATACAAAGAAAAACTTCAAGGATATGAGATTGCAGATGTGAGTAAGACATATAAATTTGTAAATAATCATATTATTTGGCACTAAATGGCATATTTAAATCATAGCTTACCTGATTGGTCAGTATATATCCGAAACGAATTCCTCTATAATCATAAAAAGGGTCATGGAGAGGTAACAAAGTGTGATATTCACTCTGTTGCAAGCATGGAAAAGAGAACTTTACTGTTTGAAGCATTTCTAGAGAATGGTGTAAATTGGACAAGAAGACCTTTACACGCATTTTGTTGGAAACCAGACGCTGAAATTGAACCTTTGGAGGACATCATGTACTGGGATTGTTTCTCTCCATACATCGATGTTCAGAGAAGAAATCGTTTAGCTGGTTTAGATGCAGAATTAATACGTCCAGATGGCAAAAAAGTCATTGGAACATATCTATGGACATTTGATTGGGCATGGGAAAATAAAGGAATTCTCGATTTGAACTTTTCTGAGACTCCAGAACATAAATGTGCTCATTTATTTAAGGTCGAAACAGGAAATTTTTATGCATATCCAAATAATCGCATCATTTGGTATGATAATGCATGGGTTTTTGACCGAATTGAGCAAAATCCAGGCTATGAAATTGATTTAACACTGTACTCCGTTGAAAATAAACGAAAAATTGAGACATCAGATCATTATATGTACGAGGTGAAGGATATAAGTCGTGAAAATGAGCAAAAAAAGCCTGTTGAAATCAATATTGAACCAGAATTAGGATGAAAACTGACACATTATTACGCATTTATCTAGCTGTGAAGAGAAAAGCTCGTAAATTAAAGTATCCACCTGTTCGGAAACATCATAATATACACACATTCGGATGAAAAAATTTGAAATGGGACAACATTTGCTTCTTGAGGTCTATGATTGTACCTTTGAGCAGCTAAATTCGACTCATTTTTTACGTTCAATCTTTACAAAAGCAATTTTACGTTCAGAAATGATAATTTTGAACGAATATACTCATAAATTTAATCCTTGTGGTGTGACATTGATGTTTGCACTCGCTGAAAGTCATGTTTCTTGTCATACTTGGCCTGAAGAGGGTTGTTTGAGCGCTGATTTTTACACTTGTGGAGAAAAAGATCCAAAAATAGCTGCTAAATACATCATTGAGAACTTATATTCGATAGATTATCAAATTCGGACAGTAAAACGGTAAAAAATAGGTATAAATAAAACAGGAAACTTTTTGTGTAAATAGTGGCGTCTCGAGCATTCAAAGATATCAACTTATCCTTCAAACGTCATCCTGTGACGAATGATGTATTGACGATCAATGATGAGGATGCAATTAAAAGATCTGTAAAAAACATAATTTTTACAATTTTAGGTGAAAAACCATTTGAGCCTTTTTTTGGATCAGAGATTAATAATTCTTTATTTGAATTAAACACATCTTTGAATGAAATAAGAATTCAAGATGAAATTCAATCATCTTTATTGAATTATGAACCAAGAATCGCAAATATTATTGCAACTGTGACAATCGCACCAGATTCAAATGAAATGAACTGTACGATTCAATATGACATTGTTGGTCTTCCCACACCACCACAACAAGTTGATGTTCTCCTTTTCCCAGCTAGAGTATAATGTCTTTCGGTCAATATGTAAATCTAGATTTTGATCAAATCAAAGTGTCTATCAGAGATTATCTGAAGGCAAACACAAATTTTACTGATTATGACTTTGAAGGGTCAAACCTTTCAATAATTATTGATGCGTTAGCGTATAATACATATACAACTGCCTATAACACCAATATGGCGGCAAATGAATGTTTTCTTGACTCCGCTACACTTCGAGAAAACGTTGTCGCACTGGCAAGAAACATTGGTTACGTTCCAAGATCTCGTAGAGCTTCTCGTGCAAGAATATCTTTTAATGTAAGTGGTCTGACAGAGACCTCAACACTGACATTAAACTCTGGTATCGTTTGTAATGGTGCTGGTTCAAATACAAACTTCATATTTTGCATTCCAGAGGATATTACAGTTCCTGTTGTTAATGGAGTTGCTCAATTTAATAATATTGAAATTTTTGAAGGTAACTTTGTATCTCAAAGCTTCATTGTAGATACAACTCTATTCAATCAAAAATTTATTCTTGATAATTCATTCATTGATACATCAACTATCAAAGTTAAGGTCAAGGCATCAACGACATCGACCTCAACAGTCACTTATAAACAAATTGATAATATTGTAGGTATCACTTCAACATCTTCATCATACTTATTACAGGAAGTTGAGGATGAAAGATATGAATTAATCTTTGGTGATAATGTTATCGGTAAAAAATTATCAAATAATAATGAAATCACAGTTTCCTATATTGTAACTGAGGGAAGAGATGGAAACGGTGCGTCTGAATTTAGTTTTGTTGGAAATATCACAAATCAAGATGGTGCAGTCATTGATGCAAATCTAATATCCCTTGTCACAACAGATGAAAAATCAAGAGATGGTGATGAGATTGAATCAATTTCTTCAATTAAGTATTATGCACCGAGAATCTATTCTTCACAGTATCGTGCAGTTACTTCATCGGATTACGAATCTGTTTTAGGATTTATCTATCCAAACGTTGAATCTGTTACTGCTTTTGGTGGTGAAGAGATGAGTCCGCCTCGTTTTGGTAAAGTCTTTATCTCAGTCAAACCTCGAAATGGTGATTTTCTATCTGATGAGACAAAAAGAGAGCTTGTCCAACGATTAAAGAGTTATGCAGTTGCTGGTATTGTACCAGAGTTTATTGATTTAAAATATCTATATGTTGAACTTCAAGTTAATGCATATTATAATCCAAGTTTGAATGATGACCCAGAAAATCTCAAAACTTCCGTTTCAAACGCTTTGACTCAGTATTCAAGATCAATTGATATTAATAAATTTGGTGGCCGATTCAAATACAGTAAAGCAGTTTCATTAATTGATGGAGTTGATTCATCAATCACATCAAATATTACCTTAGTTACAATTCGACGTAATTTAAAAGCAGTCATCGGTCAATTTGCTCAATATGAAATTTGTTATGGTAATCATATTCATAGTCAAGAATCTGCATACAATGTAGTATCAACTGGATTCACAATTGAAGGTGTAACAGGAACTGTTTATATGGCTGATGAAGTCGTAAATCGTGAAACAGGTCGTATGTTCTTCTTTACATATGATGAAGGAGGAACTCCAAATATTGTAAAGAAAAATGCTGGAACAGTTAAATATTTGATCGGTGAAGTTCTTATAGATACTTGTAATATCACCTCAACAGTGATTGCGAATGATGTGATTGAAATTCAAGCAATTCCTCATTCAAATGACGTTGTTGGTCTTCGAGATTTATATGTCAAATTTGATATGTCAAATACAACAATCAATATGGTTCAAGATTTAATCTCATCTGGTGAGAACACATCTGGATCTCAGTTTGTTCATATTCACAGTTATTATACTCCAACTTTCACAAGGAAATCAAACTCTCCAGTTGCAACTGGCACCACTTTACTTCCATCAACAGCGACTGGAACTTCAACAACTAGAGCGACTGGTGCAACATACACAACTCCAACTACAACATCAAGTACAACCACAAGCAGCACACCTTCATCATCTGGTGGCGGCGGTGGATCTAGCTATGGCGGCGGATATTAATGATTGATACCTCAATACAAAGAGTCGAGATAAATCAGGTAATTGAAAATCAGTTACCTGAATTTGTGCAAACAGAAAGCCCACTTTTTGTGGATTTCATGAAGCAATACTATATTTCACAAGAATTTCAAGGTGGATCCATAAATGTTGCTGAAAATTTAGACAGATATACTAAACTTCAAACCTTTGTTGGTGCTGCGCTGACAGAATTTACTGGATTATCAACAGATACTCAGTCTTTTTCAAGCACAATTTTCGTTGATAGTACAAAAGGTTATCCAAATAAGTATGGATTACTTAAAATTGATGATGAAATCATTACATATACAGGAATTGGTACGACTTCATTCACAGGTTGTGTCCGTGGATTTAGTGGAGTTAATGCATTAAGACAACCAACAAAACCAGACGTTTTAGATTTTAAAACTTCAGTTGGTGCTGCACATACTGGTGGAACTAAAGTTCATAATTTATCAAATATCTTCATTCGTGAATTTTTTAGAAAACTAAAAACTACTTTTGCAAGCGGATTTGAAAATCGTAAATTAGATAGTGATCTAGATCAAATTAAATTTATTCGACAAATTAAAGATTTTTATCGAACAAAAGGAACAGAGGAATCATATAAAATTTTATTCAGAGCATTATATGGTGAAGAAGTTAATATTATCAAACCATCAGAGTTTTTAATCAAACCATCTGACGCAGATTATGGATTCGCACAAGATTTTGTAGTTAAACCAATTACAGGAGATCCACGAAATTTAAAAGGATCAACACTTTTTCAAGATAAAGATGAAGATGATATCAACATTCAAGGTGCTTCAGGTGCGATATCAGATGTAAAAGACTTTTTATATGGCGGAGAGCATTACTATCAGATTAGTGTATCACAAGATTCAATTGATGGTAATTTTATACTTCCAGGCAGAACTCGTGTGGTAAATCAAGTTACTATTGGTTCGACTGTAATGACAGTTGATACAACAGTTGGATTCCCTACAAGTGGTTCTTTATCTTTACCAAGTGCAACCACAGCGGGTATTGTAACTTATACTAGTAAAACATCAAATCAGTTTGTGGGATTACCAACAGCTGTTGATGTTTTAAATGTTGGTGATGATGTCAGATATAATAATGTCGCTTACGGATATTCATTTGCAAATAATACTAAAAAGATTGAGGTATTAATTACAGGTGTTTTAAAAGATTTTCCAATACCAGACGAAACTTTTTACTTTAATAAGGGAGATAAAGTCAAAGTTGGTACATTTGGTATTAACAAGAGTTCTGAAGATGCTAACTTTGGATCATGGGTCTATAATACAACAGTCAAATTTACACCAAAAACTGTTACAAGACAATCAAGTAGTAGTTTTAGAATTGTAACACCATCAGATCATGGTCTTTTAGAGGAAGATACTGTTGAAGTTTTAGATGGTCAATCATTACTATCTGGAGTTGGTCGTGTTCTGAGTGTTATTAGTGGTTCAACTTTCATTGTAGGTGATTTGCCTGGCGTTGGTGTAAATAATTTTGCATTTATAAGAAGAAGACTTAAAAGAGGAAACAGTTCATTACACGATAATATCACAAAATATACAACTGATGTTCAAAACGTGTATGATCATGAAAGTGATAATGCATTTGCACTACCTCCACATCCTCACGCATACGTCACATCACCCTCTTTACCAAGTTTAGCTAACGAACCCATCGTTGCACCAGATCGGTCTGTAACATGGACTGGCGCGACTGGCGGCGACGTTATACAGTTAATACAGGTTACAGAAGGTGCATCAGATCATGGATTCTACTCTGGAGAAGTTGTTACTTATAACGTCGTTAGTGGATTCTTAGGGCAACTGATTGATGGTAAAAATTATTATGTAAGTCGTGTAAGTTCTAATAATATTCGTCTTGCAAACTCATTACCTGATTTAATTAATGGTGATTTTGTAGATGCAACTGGAAACGGAACATTTAAAATTTCTGTTCCAGAACTTGCAAATAAAAAACTAGAACATCAAAAATTATTAAAAAGAATATCTCTCAATCCACTCTTTGATGGGGCAAAGCGTGAGACAACGCCAGGCACCACTGGCATCCTCGTAAATGGTACAGAGATATCAAACTATAAGTCTGGTGATGTTATTCAATTTGGTGGTATTGAATCAGTAGATGTATTGGAAGGTGGATCACAATTTGATGTGATTACACCACCAACAGTGTCTATTGAAAGTTTAACTGGTGCTGGTGTAAGTGCAACAGCAAACGTAAAAGGTTCTCTAGAAAGAATTGATATCATAGATCCAGGCTTTGATTATGTTGAACCACCAACTATCGAAATTACTGGTGGAAATGGTGTAAATGCTATTGCAAGATCAAGATTAAAACAGGTTGATCATTTTATTGATTTTGATGCATCATCAACAGGTAATGCAATTAATATTGCTGACGATACGATTGGTTTTGGAACATTTCATAAGTTTCGTGATGGAGAGGCTGTAGTCTATAAAACCTTCAATACTGGTGCAATTGGTATTGCAAGCGCTGGTATTACCACAACTGCAATTCAACTTAATCCAGATCAAAGACTTGTTGATGAATCAATTTATTTTGTATCCAAAGTTAATAATACAACTATTAGACTTGCAAATAACGAAAATGATGCTATCACAAAATCAAATTTACTTAATCTTACTGGATTTGCAGATGGATCACAAAGATTTCAAAGCTTAAGAAAGAAATTTATTTTAGGTCAGATTATTATCGATAATCCTGGCGAAGGATATGAAAATAAAAGAAGATTAGTCGCCACATCTGGTATTAATACATATTCTGATTTTATTGAATATAAAGATCATGGATTTAAAGATGGTGAGATAGTTAGATATTCACACTCAGGAATCGGACTTACAATCGGAGGACTTGATACAGATCAAGATTATTATGTTTTAAAAATAAGTGATGATAGATTCCGACTTGCCTCTGCTGGAATTGGAACTACTTTATCTAATGCAAATTATTTAACTAAACAATTTGTTGGATTAACATCAGTTGGTTCTGGAGAACATATATTTAATTATCCTCCAATAGTTGTTAATGTTAAAGGAAAGATTGGAATTAATACAGTTCATCCAGAAAATTATCATGCAAAAGTCAATCCAATTGTAAGAGGTTCAATCACATCAATTAATGTTGAGAAGCCTGGAATTGGATATGGTAATGATTCAACATTTAATTTTAGTATTCCTCCTCAAGTTCGTGTTTCCTCTGGATCATCATCAGAATACAAAGCTATTGTTACAAACGGAAGAATACAATCTGTAATTGTGACTCGTTCTGGTGGTGAATACACATCTGCTCCTGATTTGAAAATTTTAGGTGATGGTGTTGGTGCAAAAATAATATCATCAATTAGTAATGGAAGTGTTGATCAAGTTACTGTTGATAATGGTGGTGTTGGTTATTCAACAGCTACCGTTGGAGTTGAAGAAATAATTCCTGGCACAGGTGCTGTTTTCTTACCTAAAATTAGATCTTGGGCAGTTAATAACGTTAAAAGATATGAAGATATATTTTATGATGATGATGGATTTTTATCTAGAGGTGATAATGATGAGGGTATTAAATTCACAGCATTTTATGCACCTAGAGGTTTAAGAAAAGTTTTAAAACAAAAAAATAGTGATGGAACAGTTGATTATACATCAAATGATTTAAATATTCTTAACAATGCAGAACAAGTTTCTTTAAATCATTCACCGATTATTGGATGGGCTTATGATGGTAATCCAATTTACGGCCCTTATGGATATGATCGTAAAGATGGTGGTGTTGTAAGAATTATGAGATCTGGTTATGTTCTTAAAACAAGCAGAGAGAATGGGCCACCAATATCAGAATTTCCTCTTGGATTCTTTGTAGAAGATCATGAGTATCTTGGAAATGGTGATCTTGATGAAAATAATGGAAGATATTGCATCACTCCAGATTATCCAAAAGGAACTTATGCTTATTTTGCAACAATTAATCCAAATGAAAATGAAACTAGTGGAACATTTAAAAACTTTAGATCTCCAGTTTTTCCATATTTAATCGGTGAAAATTATGCTGCAAAACCTGATGAGTTTAATTTTATTGAAACAAATAATCAAGATTTAGATTTAAACACTCTCAATTTAAGAAGAAACACAAATCCATATAAGTTAGATGGAGCGGGATCTGAATATGAAGGAATACACGATAGTCGAAAGATTGTTGATCAGGAGATTGAGATTAATTATGCATCGCCAGGTAGGATTAATCAATTTGAAATACTAAGTTCTGGATCTGGTTATCAAGTTAAAGATCCATTAAGAGTTCAAAATTTAGGAAAAGGAAATGGTTTTTCTGGTGAAATTTCTAGAGTTGAAGGAAAGGAAATTGTATCCATAGCCTCAACTGTGGTTAAAATTGAAAATCTAGTATTTTCATATAATAATTCAAATGGACAAATTACAGGACTCTCATCTCAACCACACGATTTGGTTGTTGGTGATGTTGTAACCATTTCAGGATTATCAACTGACTCTTTGAGAAAATTAGATGGCAGACATCAAATTGGATTTAATACATCATTCTTACTTTTAAATACAGGAATTGGAACAACTGGATCTACAGGTATAGTCACAAGCTTGTCAGTCACAGGTGACTTATCTAGAAATGCAATTGCACCGAATGATGTTTTAGGTATTAATACTGAAAGATTTTTAGTTCTTAATGTTGATGATGTTAATGATAAAGTTAGGGTCAAAAGAGAATTTGATGGTGTTTTAGGAACTGCTCATACAAGTACATCTCTAATTACATCTTTAAATCGTAGCATTACTTTTAATTTAGGTATTAATACTGATATTCAAACAAGAGTTAATATACCATACTTTTTCAATCCAATCGAGAGTGTTTCATTAGGAGAATCAGCTGGCGTTGGTATTGGATCAACAATTAGATATTCATTTAAAGTTGTGGGTGGTGCATCTACAGAAAGGTTCATTCCAACTCAAAATATTTTCTTACAGAATCATGGATTTGAAACTGGCGAAAAGCTTCTATATTCTAGTGGTGAAGGAACTTCACTTTTAGTTTCAAATGGCATATCTACATTTAATCTAACTAATAATTCCCCTGTATTTGCAATTAATTTAGGTAAAGATTTACTTGGCATATCAACAAATCCATTAGGTATCGGATCAACAGGATCTATTACAGGTATAGGATCAACTGCATATCAATTATTCTTTAAAGGTCACGGAACTGGACAGATTCATAGCTTAAAACCACAAAAAACTGAAATCACTGGTTTTGCTGAAAAAGTTGTTGGAACTGTTGTTTGTAAAGAAGCACACCAATTGATAGCAAATGATCGTGTTAGATTAAATGTAACGCCAGGTATTACAACCACATTTAATGTTCAGTTTGATGATACCACTCGCAGAACATTTATTAATCCAATTAATTTTGGTGCTTCTTCTGTTGATATAACTAAAGATCAAATTACAATTCCAAATCACGGATATAAAACAGGCGATAAAGTTCTTTATAAATCATCGAATCCAGCAAATCCACTTTTTAATAACTTCACTTATTTTATTGTTAGAATTGATAAAAATACAATTAAATTATCTGAAACTAACTTTAAATCTAAAAAATTAATACCTGATTGTATTTCACTTACATCTACAGGATCTGGTCATACAATTGCTTTAATTAATCCACCTCTATCACTTACTCGTGGATATAAAGTTGGATTTGCTGTATCTGACACATCTCTTACACAAGTCGTATCAGGAAAAAGAACACAGGTATTTGATTTTGAATTATTCAGAGATACAAACTTTACAAATCCATATTTTAATAATAAAGAGGATGGAGGATTTCAAGTTGTAGGTGTTGGAACTGTTGGTGTTACAACAACTGCAAGAGTAGATCTTTCTGTTACAGAAAATACTCCAATAGATCTTTTTTATAAATTAACACCTGTCAATTTAAATATTAATGCTCCATTTAAGAGAGATCCAATTGTTGATACTGATGTTATTAATTACAGTAGTTTAAAAATATCAGACAGTGTTTATAATGGTGATTTTGCAATCACAGGAATTGGAAGCACAACATTCTCATTTGTTTTACCATCACAACCAGAAAAAGATGGCTATACTAAGGAGGAAGCTACTAAACTATCTTATTCAACATCTTCTGTAAGTGCAATAGGTGCCATTAATAATATTAGAATTATATCAAAAGGAAGAAATTATAAAACAATTCCTGTTGTTACTTCAATCGGATCAACACTTGGAGTTGGTGGTGTTATTAGATTGAATAGTAATGAAACTGGTAAATTAAGAAGATATACAATTAAAAATCTTGGATTTGATTATTCAGCAGATAAAACAATACAACCATCTGTTCAATTACCACAAATTTTGAGATTGGATCGATTATCCAAAATTGCAAACATTGGAATTAGTTCTGGTGGTAAAAATTATCTTGAACCACCAAATGTTTTAGTGATTGATCGTGTAACTGGATTGATCAAAAATGAAGTTATAACAGCTGTTGATGTGCAAGGAACATCTGTTTCCGAAGTTAGACTTTTAAGAAATACGAACTCCTTATATGATACAAATCCAAGAATTATTGCTACAAATAATAATAACGGAATTAAAGTTAAAAATCTATCATTTACAGGTGGAACAAATTTAGTTACTTTGACTCTTGAGGGTGCATATGATTCAACAACATATCCATTTACTCTTGGTGAAAAATTATATGTAGAAAATATTGGTATCGGATCCACTGGAAGTGGATTTAATTCATCAGATTACAACTATGAACCTTTCGTAATTACTGGTGTTAATACAAATCCAGGCGGAGGAAATGCGACTGTTTCATATAATTTAGATTCATCAGTCACAAGCCCAGGCATCTTTAGTGGCCCCTCATCATCAGGACAAGCAATACCTTTTGAAAATATAGCGCAGTTTAATATTGATGTTGATACAAATCAATTTAGTGTTGGTGAAACTGTAAGCACAGGTGATAAAATTGGAACTGTTGTTGCTTGGAATGAGAATAATAAGTATCTTAAAGTATTATCAAATGATACCTTTAATGTTGGTGAATCAATTAATGGTTCATCATCAAAATCTATCGCATTGATTGAACAGACAACTAAATTTAACTCAGTATTTAATATTGATTCTGACTCTGAATTTAGAAGTGGTTTCCGCAAAGAAACTGGAAAATTAAATACAGAATTACAAAAACTTGCAGATAATGATTATTATCAAATATTCTCATATTCATTAGGTAGTCCAATTTCATATGATACATGGAAAGATCCAGTCAATAGTTTAGGTCATGTTGTTGGATTTAGAAATTTTGCTGATGTCAGCGTCGTTTCTACAGCTTCAACTGATGATAAGAATCGAAGAAATGCATCTGTTGGAGTTTCTTCATCAGTTGCAGTGGTCGTTGCTGATTTAGTGAGTGAAAAAGAATCATTACATAATTATTACGATTTTGATTTAGTTACAGAAAATTCTAAGAATATTGCTGGATTATTTGCATCTGATGAAATTAGTTTTGGTAATCGAATCTTAACTGATTATATTGAATCAAGAACTAACAGAGCAATTACAATCGATAGCGTAAGTTCTGAGTTTAATGATCTACCTCGAGCAACTGCATTCTCTGATGTATTTGCTATCGATCTAGATGACATTGATGGAATTAAGTTTTATGTTATGGTGTTTGATACTCGATTCTCAGGAGAGAAAGAGATTATTCAAATTAATTTACTTCATGATGGATCTCTTGGATACATGATGCCGTTTGGTCGTGTTGAAACTGCGATTGATCTTGGTGAATTTGACTTTAGTGTTTCGGGAACTACAGGAAATCTGAGATATCTTCCAGCTAAATCTAAATTTAATAACTATGCATTAAGAATATTTGCGATTGAAA